TCCCGCCGCTATGGTTTACGACAACCTTGCCGCGCAAATAGAAGACCCGATGGCCTTTTTCCGTGAAAATGATGAATCGGTGGCCGACGATATGGAATCAATGCGTCGCTTCAACCAAGAACGCTTGAAGCGAGAAAAGGAGCAAGCGAGAGAACAGACGAGACAAACGATGGAGTTCGGCAACGAAGACTTCAGCGCACCTTATCACGGCATACGACGGATGCCCCGACCGGAAGCAAAGAGGTCGCCTAAAGAAGAAGAGATACACAACCTTAGCCAAGAAATTGGACCACTCGCACAAAAACGCGAAGAGGAACACGGATTCAAACTCCCAAGTTATGATGAGTGAGGTGCGCGCATGTCGGACTTTTGGTGGCGTTTGATGAAGTATCAAACCAAAATACACCAATACGACCCGAACCTTGACTACACGACAGGATTTGAAGGTGTGCCGCCTGTTCAAATGGCGAGCGCGCAACACCCTCAACACCTCAAGCAATACCTTCAAGGAGAATACCCTCCTCAATTTTGGGCTTTTGAAGGTAAGGATGCGTCGGTTCAACACGGTGCGTCCGCACACAGAAGCGATGACGAAGGAACATTCCTTGATGTGGGAGTTCGCTCGTTTGAACCCGTAGGGACCGAGCAAAAAGTAGGACGCATGGCTACCCCCGACGAGATGCCCGATAAGCGCAACATCGTCGTTCGTCGCCGAAGTGCCGCCGACCACCCACGACACAAACGCAACATGGAGAAAGATATTCGCAGACGCAATGCGGAGCGTAAGAAAAGGTTGGACTTAAAGCGACGGGCCACGGGCGGTCTTTCGCCTATGGACATGTTGCGTCGTCGTGACATGAAAATGCTCAAAGAAGCCAAGTCTCGCGCGGCCAAGGAACACCGAAGGAAATACGAGACTGCATACGAGTCCACCCCCGCGCGAAAGAAATACCGACGGGAGTTGGAGAGGGAGCGTCGCAAGCGCGGAGTCGCAGGCAAGGGTGGCAAGGACATGAGCCACACGAAAGAAGGAACGATTGTGCCGGAGGACCCACACACGAACAGGGCGCGCTCTCATCCATCCGTAGGCTCTACGCTGAAAATGGTGCGAGTCGTCAAAGAACAGAAGAAGTTGTTTGTTCAAGGACAGAAGACCCTTGATGGGCAACCTGCCTTCACACCGACTGACTTTGCGGCGGAGGAACGACGAAGGCAAGCCGCCCTAAAGGAAGCCAAGGCGAAGGAACAACGGATGATTGCAGTTCAACAGCATGAAGCCATGACCAACGAAGAGCGCAGGGCAGACCATGAAGCAAAGAGGCTCCAACAAAAACAAGCGCGCGAAGCACAGCAACTAAAGACCGCTGAGGGAAACGCTACTCTTCCTCTTCGGAACCCGGAATAGGGATGTTGCTCAACTTGCGCACGACCAAGTTCACGACTTGGTAGCCAATCTCAATCGTCGCCAGCATAACGACAATCCAAACGAAGCCGCTCACAATCATTGAGCGCGCCTCGCAATGATGTCATCAATGCGGAGGATAGAGCATGCAACCTCGGTGGCCGACTTGATGATTTGTTCAACAAGCACGGCAGGTTCCCACACATTGTGCGGTCGCATGTCAACGATTGAGCCTTCTCCGTTAAAATCAATGTAGAGTCCCATGTCGGCTGATACCGAACGCAACTCCATGACAACATCCAACGGGTCCATACCAGCGTTGCTGGCGATAGCCGCGGGGATGATTTCAAGAGCGTCAGCAAACGCTTCCATGCACATACGCTCGCGGGCAGAAGCCTGTCGCTCATGCGTAGCATGGTTGCGAACAGACATCGCCAACTTGGAGAGGACTGCGCCACCGCCGGGGTAGAGTCGCTTGTCCTTCATGTAAAGGCAGGCCACACCGAGAGCATCGTCAAACGCGCGCTCGTATTCATCCAGCGTTTGGCGAGTGGCACCGCGGACAATCATGGTGATGGTGTCGCTTTCCTTTGCTTCAACCGAGACATAGTCAAGGTCGCCAATGCGAATGGATTTGACCGACCCTTCAATGCGTGCCTCGTATTCGTCGGGAATCTCGGTTATGCGGTGGTGAACGGTAATACCTGTGATACGCGCGATGCTGTCCATGTCGCTTTGTTGCACACGACTGACGACTCCGATGTTTTGAGCGTCAAGGTATTTAGCAACGGCCTCATGAATTCCGTCTCGCACGATGACAATATCGGCCATCTCCGAGAGTGCATGAGACACGCCAGCAAGAATCTGCATTTCTTGCTTGCGAATCTGTTCAAGTTGAGCAGGGTCGCTGATTTGCATTTGCACATCATCGTAGTTGAATCCATCAATACCACCGTCAAGCAGAAGCAAGCGCGGATTTTCTTTGCCGATAAAGTTGGGGTTGGTGAAGGTCTTGTTGAGAACGAGACCGTTGTGGATGTAAGAATCTCTCATGTCCCCTCCCGCCTGCGTCAGCGTGCGAACGCGGTCAAGGTTGCCGTCAACGGTTAGCGCGGCGTTCTCAACCAGTTGAGCGGCGAAGCCAAGGGACGACTCGGAAGCCTTTCCTCGTAGCGCGGTTGCCGCCACCAAGTCAACACCGATGTCCTCCTCCGGCAAGGGCATATCCGCAAGAGCAATCTTGGACGCTTTGTTGTAAGCGCGCACGATTGTTTGTGGATGGATGCCACGCATGAGCAATCCCTCGCTCAACGCCAGCATTTGTCCAGCCAGCACCACGACACTCGTCGTGCCGTCTTTACACACTTCTTCCTGCGTTTGACTGGCTTGAACCATCATCTGCGCGCCGGGGTGTCCTGTCTCAAGTTCGCGAAGAATCGTGATACCGTCGTTGGTCACGATTGTTTCTCCGCGTTCATCAACGAGCATTTTGTCCATACCCGCAGGGCCAAGCGTGGACCTCACGGTTTCGGCCACATTGACTGCGGCACGGATGTTGCTCATTTGGGCTTCTCTTCCTGTTTTCCTCTCTTCTGTCATGGGGGGTTCACCATCCTATGTGGTATTCCTCAACGATGCCTGTTTCTTCGTTCCGTCCTTTGACGAAACCTTCATTCCTACCGTGTAGGAACAGGTCATAGTTGAGTTGGCAATCTGCGATGCAATACTTGATGACTTCCGCATGTCGGCCCTCTTTCCAAGCCAGCGGCGCGTCTGTTGAAGTCATGATTTCTTTCCCTTTACCCAGCGTATGCTTGCACAGCGAATCAAGGTGATGGCTTTTACCGGTCGCGCTTCTTACAGACCACGATGTGTCAATAACACTTCCTTGCCCTTTCAACGCCTTACTCAAGAGGACGCCAGCATAGTGCATGTCAAGCGCGTCTCGGAGAACGGGGAGGTCAAAGCCTCGGATGTTGTGTCCAATGATGGTGCCTCCCTCGTCAACATGCTTTTTGAGGTGAAGTCCAAGGTTGCGAGGATGAAGAGGGTGCATGTGCGCGTCTGCTACAATTACACCGTCGGCCTTGGAGAAGACATGTGCTTCTTCACCGTCCCATGTCGCAACGACAGTCGGCTCAAACATGTGGGTGTTGCCCCATCCTCCGACCTCGTGAGAGTAGTTGGCCGTCTCAATGTCAATCGCCATGATTTTGCTCATGCGCTCACCTCCGGCCACATCTCAATCAATGTTTCTCCCGCGTAGCCACGCTTCATGTGGATAGCCGCGGCAGGGAACCCGAAGGGGAATCCGCACTTGCTTGCGCCAATGACTCGCATGGAGACGATGCCGCCATAGTCAAGAACCATGTTGATGCGCTTTAGGCTGGACACCAATTTTGCTATTGGTATGAGAAGGCAGACATTGTCAGCCACCTCAAGACACTTCTCCAAAAATTGCGGGAAAATGCTGTAAGGCGGGTTGGTGATAATCCAATCAATGTGAGGACTACGGCTCACATCCCAATCAAAGAAGTTCAAGCCTTCTGTGATTTCCATGCGCCTCCTCCCAAGGATGTGTTTTGGGTATTGGTCAAAGAATGCACCATCGCCAGCACATGGGTCAAGCACTCGCTCATGAGATTGAATGTCGTAAAAATCAATCATCTCCTTGGCGATGTGCCGAGGAGTCATGATGACATCGTTGGGTTTGAGGTCGGGGTTCGCGTCCTTGTTGCCGCTACCGAAGTTGTCATGAAGACTCATTGAGATTCCTCCTTGAACTGCACATACTTGGCACTACCAACACGCGCGTTGCGGAACAATTTTTGCTCCTCGGAGAACTTGCGGTAGACGGTTGGTCGGCTGTATCCATTTTGACTTGCGTAGCGGTCAAACATGTCGGACTTGAGAACCCATCCGTCGCCCTTGCCTTCAATAAACACAGTCTTGCAAGACTTGATGGCGTTCGCCCACTTGCCCTTACGCGCAATTTTCTCGGTTGTCTTGGCACCAACTTCAACCTCGGACTCAAGCCAAAGAACAAGTTGCTCGTAGATGTCGTAAAGGATTTCAGTTGCCATTTCAACATCGTCACCGGTGACCTTCCACTCTCCGTCAAAGGGGATGCCGTCTCGCTCAACCCTCATGAGAGCAAGATGGACAGCAAACAGCACGGTGTAGTTGAGGACATTCGGGATGAACGAACAGACGACATCGGACAAGTGCTTGTCCATACCGCGAACGAGGGTATAGTATTCATCCACCGAGGACATGAGTTGGGGGTGGACCGATGCGTCAATTTGAAACATGTCATACATGACTTCTCGCGCAACAATCTCCTTCTGTGCAGGGTTAAAACCATCCCAATCCTGTCGGCTCAAGTTGGCAAGGTGCAACACGCGCAATTCTGTTTTCTCACGAATGTTCACGAAGTGTTTAGCGATGTCTTCAAGGCTCATCACATTCTCCAACTTGTTCTTAAACACACCTTCCATGCGTTGCTCGGAGACCGTCTGTCGCATGTCATCGCTCCACGGTCGGTAGAGCAAGAGGACACGCTGGAACAGACCTTTGGTGAGGACATATTCCTTGACGCCTGCTGGCGGGAAGGATGTAATCCACAACGAAACGCGGGATTCTGTTTCCACTTTGCCGTTCTTCATGTGTTTGGTCAAGGTGTTGCTGTGGCTCCCGACGGTGTTCATGGCTTGTTGTAGGTAGAGGATAACCTCGGAGAAGAATTGCTTCGGGTTGGGTTGAAGCAGGATTGAACCTTCATCAAAGTTCAAACACTTCTTACCACCGAGCAGTCCTTCCTTCTCCACGGTTTCGTATCCACCTTCACCGTCGCTAACCGAGTCAATTGACCCGATGAGCGCGCTGTCGGTTCCGCTGGTGAACATATCAATGTTCAATCCAGCCAATTTTGCTACTTCGCCTGTGAATTCCCATGCGATTGTCTTTCCCGAACGCGTTGCTTGAATCCAAAACACATGGATTCGGGGGTCAAGTGCGCTCGCCCATACGGGTATGCGGACATGGTCCACAAGGGCTTGACCTTGAAGGTAGAAAAACGAAATCAATCCGGGGACTTCGTTGTAAAACGAAGTTGTATTGAATCGTTCAAGGTATTCCTTCAACATCGGGTATTTTTTCACGGCGGTATATTGGGTCCATTTTCTTTGGGGCATATTTTTTCTCTCCATTGGGGGGTCGGCAACTCTTCGGGTAT